CAAGGGTTGGGCTGTCTTTATCGGGACGCCCAAGGGTAAGAACACATTCCACACTCTCTGGACTCAGGCCGACGATAATCCAGACTGGTTCAGACTAAGCCTGAAGGCATCCGAAACAGGGCTGTTAGACGACGCCGAACTGGCCGACGCTCGGCGCATGATGAGCGAGGACGAATACGCTCAGGAATATGAATGTTCGTTCGAGGCCGCAGTCAAGGGCGCATACTACGGCAAGGAAATGAACGATGCCGAGGAGCGCATAACCGGCGTTCCTTACGACCCACGGCTGCCGGTTCACACGGCATGGGATCTGGGTGTTGCGGACTCCACGGTGATCTGGTTCGTTCAGGTCGCAGGCCGGGAAACGAGACTGATCGACGTTCTCAAGGGTGAGGGCGTTGGTCTCGATTGGTATGCAAAGGAACTGCAGAAGCGCGATTACGCCTGGGGCAATCACTATCTGCCCCACGACGTTGAGGTTCGCGAGTTAGGGACTGGCAAGAGCCGCAGGGAGGTTCTGGCCGGGCTCGGGATCAAGGCGACGGTTTGCCCGAACATCCCGATAGCAGACGGCATTCAGGCGGTGAGAATGCTGCTTCCGACCTGCTGGTTCGACAAGGGCAAGTGCAAGACCGGCATTGAAGCTCTGCGGATGTATCGCCGCGAATATGACGAGAAGCGGCAGGAGTTCCGCCAGCACCCGCTGCATGACTGGACCTCACATTACGCGGACGCGCTTCGCTATTTCGCCGTCGGGCACAAGAACCGGGCCGAAATGAAGCCAATCGCCTACTCAAACAGGGGGATCGTCTAGTGACCGATGTCGATCCCACGTTCATTGCTTTCCTGCAAAGCGAGGAATCGACATCCTATAACGGCACACTGCTTCAGGAAGTCGAAGCTGCGATCGATTCATACAACGGGGCTGCCTACGGCGACGAAGAGGAGGGGCGCAGCCAGGTTGTCGCTCGGGACGTAGCTGAGACAGCAGATTACATGCTCACCTCAATCATGGACGTAATGGTCGCGTCCGGTCGCATCGTTGAGCTTGAGCCGACTTCGGAAGAAGATGAGGCGCTTGCTGACGATGCGACCGAGGCCATGCACTACATCTACCGGCGCAAGTCTGGTTATCGCCTGATCCACGATTGGGCGAAGGCTGGGCTGCTCGAAAAGATCGGGATCGTGAAGTGCTGCGTCGAGCGCAGGAAAAAGCGCGTTGAGGCACTCTATCACACGGCATTCCTCCCGCAAAATTCGATTGCCGCCGAGCCTACGGACCAGATCCACCCGGCAGACGGATCGGCGATGATCCACGCCGTCACGCTTGAGGAAACCGCGGCCCAGTTTCTCGATTACCATGTGCCGCTGGAAGAGTTTCGCGTCTCTCGTGACGCGCGCGATTTCGACAACGCCATTTATCTCGCCCACATCACCCAGAAGAGCCTGTCCGACCTCGTTGAGATGGGCTTCGAGATCGACGGCATTCCGCTGTCCGAGGGCTCGAACCCGTTCATGACCTCACTCGCTACGGCCCGCGACGATGGGCGTCCGAGCTGGATCGGGATTGACGACAGGATTGGGGCCAATCGCAAGGTCTGGCTCAACGAGGAATACGTCCTTTACGATCTCGATGGAGATGGAATTTCAGAGCGCCTGTGCGTTCACCGTGTAGGTAATGCGGTTCTGAACATTGAGACGGTGGATTATCAGCCGTTCGAGTTCTGGTGCCCCTATCCGATGCAGGGACGGCTTATAGGCCAGTCGCTTGCCGACAAGACGATGGACATCCAGCGCGTCAACACGGTGCTGGAGCGGTCGATGCTGGACTCGCTCTATGCGCAGTTGCGGCCGGGAACGTTCGTCCACGAGGATTCGTGCGGCGACCACACGATTGACGATCTGCTGACGATTGCTCCCAATCGGATTGTCCGGTTCACTGGGAACATGCAGCCGATACCGGAGACGCGCACGGACGTTTCGGCGGTGGCGATCGAGGCAATCGAGTTCAAGACCAAGCAGCGGGAGTCGCGAACCGGCATTACGGCTCTGAACAAGGGCGTGGACGAGAACACGCTGAACGAAACCGCTTCCGGGCAAGCAATGCTTATGGCTCGCGGGCAGCAGATGGAGCGTTACATCGTCCGCAACTTCGCGGAGGGGGTTTCGAGGCTGTTCCAGAAGAAGATCGGCCTGATGCGCCAATACGGACAGCCGTTCCAGATCCGGGTCGATGGGGAATTTCGCACGGTCGATCCTTCGCAATGGCCCGAAGACTTGGAAGCAAACATCGTTGTCGGGCTCGGCAATGGATCGAAACAACAGCGTATCCAGTTCCGTAATCTGATCGCCCAATCACACACGCAATTGATGGTGGCAGGCGCTCCGATTTGCTCGTGGGACAACGTGTTCAACAACCTGACGGCAGCGGCCCGCGACATGGGCTTTGCTCCGAATGACATTTACACGCCGGTCCCGAAGGACCCGCAGGGCAATCCCGTCCAGCAACAGCAGCCGCCTGATCCAAAGGCGATTGCCGCGCAGCAGCAGGCGCAGATCGCGGCTGAGAAGCTCCAGCAGCAGGCTCAAACGGATCAGCAGAAGCTTCAATTGCAGGCCCAGCAGCAGGCGGCGGAAGCGGAGCTGAAGGACCGCGCCCAGCAGGCTCAGACGGCATTGGCACTTCGCCAGCAGGACATGCAGGCGGTCCAGAACGAACAGAAGCTCGCGGTGATGTCTGAGAAGCACGCGAGCGACAACGAGACCAGAATCAGCATCGCCAAGATGAAGCCTGGAGGAGCATTGGACGAATGAGCAAGCTTCCGCGCAGCAAGGTTCCCGGCAAGAAGGCCGGCCCGAATGGCAGCTTCCCTGTGGGCGATCGCAAGCACGCGCGTCTCGCCATCAGCGGCGCGACCCGTTCCTATAATGCGGGCAACATCTCCAAATCGACGGAGAACAGCATCAAGGCCAAGGCTCGGGCTAAGCTGAGGGGCAAATGAACGAAGCCGAGCGCATCGCAAGGGCTCACCGGGCGCAGTCAGCGCTGGACGAGTTTCTGTCCCCGATGCTCGATGCGCTTCGCACGGAATACGCAGGACGGATTGCTGAGATTGCCGCGACCGAGCTTCACCCGACGATCCGGGCAGACAAGATCACGTCGCTTTCGATTGCGTTGAAGGTGCTCGACAACGTTCGCTCGGGGATGGTTGAGATCGTCCGCGACGGCGAATTGGCTAACCAGAGCAAGGCTCGTGCGGAGAAGGTCGAACAGATGTCCGACGCTCAGCAGCGTCTGCTCAAGATCGGCGTGATTTAAGAACAGAAGCGGGCTTGGAACCCGCCAACCCATTCCCACGACGGGAAGCGACAGCCGGAAAGACGGCCAATAACGAAAAGAGGCAGACCAATGACCCAGCAGACGGAAACGTCGGCAGTCGGAGGCGAAACCGCGCCCGTGGAATCGACCGACCCGACCGAAGTATTCACAAAGCTTGCGGAAGAGACGTTCGGAATCACGGACGAAGAAGAACAACCGGCAGAAGACGCGGAGGAGCAATCCGAAGCGACTGAAGAGGCCGAAGACGAACCGGAAATCGAAGAGGAAGCTGACGATCTTCCTCCCATCGAAGCTCCGGTTTCGTGGGACGCTGAAGCGAAAGAAACGTTCAAGAACCTTCCACGCGAGGCGCAAGAGATTGTCGCCAAGCGAGAGGCTGAGCGCGAAAAATTCGTTCAGAGCAAGTCCCAGGAAGCGGCACGCGCAAAGCAGGAGGCCGAACAGGCTGCAATCCAGCAGCTCGCTCAGGTCGAGGCCGGATACGCGCACCACTTCCAGCAGCTTGCGGAGCAATTGCAGCCACAACGCCCTAATCCGGCGCTGTTGCAGCATGATCCGCAGGCATTCTACGCCCAGCAGGCGGACTATGAGGCCAAGGTTGCCCAGCAACAGCAGTTGCAGCAGCAGGCCCAGACATACGCCCAGCAGGCCCAGCTACGCGCTCAGCAGATTGCCCAGAGCGAGCAGGCGGAACAGCACCGCATCATCGTCGAGAACTTTCCGGAATATGCCGATCCTTCGACTGGGCCGGAGCTGCAACGCCAGCTCACCGCCGTCGCCAAGGAACTGGGCTATCCCGATGAGTTGATTGGACAGGCCCGCGCAACCGATATTCTGGCAATCCGCAAAGCAGCGGAATGGAAGTCCGATGCTGAAAAGTATCGGGCGATCCAGAAGACCAAGATGGCCAATGTGCGCGCAGCCAAAGGGCTACCGAAACCGGTCAAGCCCGGAGTGAGCCAGAATCCCGATCAACTCCGCGCAAGAACTGCGCAAGCCGCGCTCGAATTGGCGACATCGTCCAGGAACAGAGATGTTCAGGGGGCGGCCTTCTTCGAGTATCTTCAGAAATCAGGGCAAATCAAATAGCCCAACGATAAGAGAGTCATAGAAAATGACCGTTCCAACCAACACCATTCAGGCAGTCGCGCGCGTTGGCGTCCGCGAAGACCTGTCCGACACCATCGGGGCACTGTTCCCCGACGAATGCCCGTTCCAGAAAGCAATCGGCACGGAAAAGGCCACTCAGGTTTACCACGAGTGGCAGACCGACACGCTCACTGCCGCTTCGGCAACCAACGCCTCGATTCAGGGCGACGACCTCTCCAACGGTTCGCGTGCAAACACTGTCCGTCAGGGCAATTACACACAGATCATGACGAAGGTTGTCAGCTCCTCGACCACGATGGAGGCGAGCCGCACTGCCGGCCGCGCTTCCGAGCTTGGCCGGGAACTGATGAAGGCTGGTCGCGAAATCCGCACCGACGCCGAGCTGCGTTTCACCGGCAACTATGCGGCAACTCCTCCGGCCTCTGGCACGGCGGGTCTGTCGGCGGGTGCGCTCGGCTTCATCGTCACCAACACGTCGGGTGGCACCGGTTATGTTGCTCCGACCTACTCGGGCGGCGGCACCAGCGGCTATGTCAACGCGGCAGCGACCAGCGGCACCAACCGTTCGGTCACTGAAGCGATGCTCAAGACCCAGCTGGCCAATGCGTGGACCAAGGGCGGCAATCCCCGGATTGTCATTCTCGGGCCTGGCCAGAAGCAGAACTTCGCTGCTTTCTCCGGCCTTGCCACGCAGCGCCGCGAGACTGGCAACAAGCAGATCACCATTGTGGCCGGCGCGGACGTGTATGTGTCCGACTTCGGCGAGGTGCAGTTCGTTCCGTCGCGCTTCTGCTCTGCCAATGACGCACTGGGTATCGACCCGGATTACTGGGCGGTTGCGAGCCTTGAAAGCCTCAAGGTGTTCGACCTCGCGACGACCGGTCTCGCCACCCGCAAGGCGATGCGCCAGGAACTCACGCTTGTCAGCCGCAACGAGGCTGCGAGCTTTGCGATCCGCGCGCTGAGCTAAGGATAAACCCGGCACAACCTCCTCCCGCGCCCCTGGGTGTGCGGGTGACCGGAAAACCCAGCCTAATTCATGGGAAACCGCCAATGTTCTCCGATTGGGAACTGATTGACGACGGCTCGTTCAACGGCGTCCGCAAGTGGATACGCTCGTCAAGCGACGACTACGAGACGGTTCAGGTTCGCTACGAGGGGTTCGATATCCCCGTGATCCTGAAGCGCAATCACGAAAGCCGGATGGAGAAGGACGGAACCCGGATGGGCGACGGTCTGGAGAAGGCCGCCGAGATACCCTGCTCCGTTCTCTACAAATGGCTTCAGGAAGACGGCGTGTGGGCTCCCGATGACCCAGAATACACCAAGCGCAAGCTCAACGACCCGGACTGGCGCTACCTCAAGGTGAGGAACATAATCATATGAGCACTCCATTCGCCCCGGCTTCCGGGTCAACCGTCAGCATCACAGTCGGAGCCGCAAGCGCAAATGTGCAGGTGACGACCGGCAGCGGTCTTTCGCAAGTCCGCATCATGAACAATGGCTCGGCAACGGTCTGGATTAGATTCGGAACGGACAACACGGTGGTTGCGACCACCTCCAACCTCCCGATCGCGTCCGGTTCAGCGGAAGTATTGAGTGTCGCTGGTCCCGTCTGGGTGGCCGCCATCGCCGCCGCCGCAACGGGGGTTATTTACTTCACTCCCGGCGAAGGCATCTAGCTTGTCCATTCATGTGGGTGGCCGTGGTCCGGGCCACCTCTGCCGGACAATCAGGGGCATTCTGGGCTCTGGCCCCCCGCCCGCAAACACGGTGCTGCCGGTTGTTTCTGGATCGTTGAATGTCGGCTCTACCCTCACCTGTTCGACGGGAACGTGGTCGAACAGCCCTACGAGTTTCAGCTACCAGTGGTATGAAAACGGGACAGCGGTCGGGACGAACGCGAGCACTTACGTTTCAACCACAGTCGGGGCTTCGATCTACTGCACTGTGGGGGCGTTGAACGCGGCGGGATGGGCTTATGTCAACGCGGCTTCGGTTGGACCGATAACGGGCTCTGGTCTCGCCACTCCGACCCTGACCAATTTCTCGACCCTCGGGACGGCTCCAGTGACCTTGATGATGTCCACCACGGATTATGTGGCTGGATTGCGCGGCGAGCTTCAGATCGCGACCGATTCCGGCTTCACGTCGATTTCTCAGGACATCGTATTCTTCATCGATGGCGACAGTTGGGCGCGGCTTGATGAATCGATCGGGCTCGCCGATCCATCGGGAACCTATTATGCCCGTGTCCGCATTCTCAGGGACAATGAGAGCGGAACGACGACTGTTACCGACGCGCTCGGTCAGACTTTCAACGCCGATGCTTCAAGCTGGTCCACCACCTTTACCGATACGATTGGCGGTTCGGTCGCGATCCTGAGTTCTGCTACGGGAACCAGCAAGAGCAAGTTCGTCAATGTCGCTACCCCGTTCTATCAGGCGGTTGCGAACGCCAACGTCGGGGCATTCGACGGATCGCGAGCCTCTATCCACGCCGCCAACACCAAGTTTCACTTCGAATGGACGCTCAACACGTTCGCGGCAACCGGCGGAAACTCGAAAATCTATTGCTCCTTCGATGACGGAACGACCGACCTCAACGCTGGTGGAACCGGGTTCATATCGACTTTCCCCGGCGCGTCCGGTGGACCGAACGGGTTCACGATCCAGATTCCAAAGGGAGGCACAACCCCCAATTTCTCCCGCAACGGTGCCACATCGAGCATCGCACTGCCGAGCGCGGCCACGGACGGCGATACGCTGGCGGCGGACATCGACACTTCGGCAAAGACCATTCTTCTCACATGGTATCATGCGGGAACCGCGACCGTGCTCAATAGCGGCTCACCCTTCACTCTGACGAGCCAAATCCCGGCCAATTGGTACGCCATTGTCGCTTGCGGATCAGGCAACGGAACGGTCGGGACCGGAAGCTCCGATGCGGCCACGATCAATCCCGGCAATGCGACCAACCTTGTCACGCCTCAAACCGGATACGGTATCTATGGTTAAGCGCCTTCTCCTCGCGCTCTCGCTCCTCGCGAGCCAGATGGTCTATGCACAGTCGTTTCCCAAGCCGCCCGACGTAGCCGCTTTCAACCAGGTCGCGCCACAGCTCGACACCTCCGGGGGAACGAACACCCCAATCGATTCCACTATCACGCCAATGCCGGTGACGGCGCTGACGAACATTCCCATTCCCTCAAATACCAACCGGATCGTGTCGGATGGTCCCTATGACGGGACGGTTTCTCCTTTCTGCAAGACGATCCCGTTCGGCGGCACATGCACCGAAAACAAGTTCCGCACGCTCGCGGACTTCTCGCACATGCTCCCCGACGATCCGATCCGCAATTACGGGCAGCCGGGAACGAGCCACCTCCACTGCTTCTTCGGCGGGGGGTCCACGAACGCCTATTCGACCTACAAGACGCTTCGACAGCACGCCCTGGAGAGCAAGGCCGCTGGAACCGATGTCAACGGGACCGGCTACTGGCACCCGTGCATGGTGGTTCTCAATCCCTATGGCGACGGGAAGAACTTCGCGATCAAGCCCAGCTTCTACATCGTCTATTACACGGAAAACCCCGCCACGGATGGCACGGGAACGGGTATCAAAACCCACATCCCGGTCGGGCTACGATATGTGTTCGGGTTCGACATGGATGCTGCCAGCCCAACGGTAGGAACTGGAGGGCAATATGCGTGGCTTCAATCCTATCTGGACACTGCCAATACGGCCATCGGTCATACACGCTACAGGCTGACCGATTCCAACGGGCACTATTCCACGCAGGCTCAATATGCCTGCACCGGGGCTACCCCCAACAGCGCCTATGTGATAAAGAACTCGGACGGCTCCGACCCCTTCGGCGGAACGTGTGAATCGGCTCAGTTCACCGGCTCCATCTCTGGAACGACGCTGACCGTCACCGCAGTCGCATCGGGGACGATCAAAACCGGAACCATTCTCTCGGGACAGGGCATTTCCAGCGGCCCGACGATCAGTTCATTCGGCACGGGAACCGGAGGAACCGGCACTTACAACATATCCACCTCGATGACCGTGGCGTCGGAGACGATGCACGCCAATCAGGACTTCTATATCACCCTTTCCGGAGCCCGCTGTTACGACGGGACGAACCTCTGGAGTGCGGGAGGGTATAAGCACGTCATCCCGTCCATTTACGATATCGACAACAGCAAGTTCGTATGCCCGAAAAACTATTATCAGATCCCGGCTCTGGTTCTGGAAATCCACTATACGCAATATGGCTGGGCAGACCGGCAAAGATGGGATTTGTCGAGCGACATCAGCTATCGCTCGGCGCACTCGCTAACCAGCGCTCAACTTCCTCCCGGAACGACCTTTCACACAGACTGGCTGTTCGGATGGGACAACAACATCTTCCTCACTGCCGAACAGGCTTGCATGGGCGTCGAGCATAATACGGGCCACGAATGCAATAGCTCGCAGTACGACAGCTCGCACTATTTGAAGGGCGGTTTTTCCGGGGAATCGGGCGTCTCGCGAAGCCCGCAGATCGACTTCACCGCGGAAGAGCATTTCAATGAGACGGACAGTGGATGGATGCTCATTCCATCGGCATGGTCGGGATCGCTCACGAACATGCACATGCATCACTAAGCGGGCAGCTGAGCTCCGAAATAGACGCAGGCGGCAATCCACAGGAGGATTGCGACGATCATCGCTCCGGTGATCAGGATCGCTTCTGCGGCGTCATGCATGAATGAGGGAAATACGCCCTCTGTAGGCGAGAGTAAACAAGGGGAAAAGGAATGTCATTCGCCTTCTCGATCGGTGTCCCCTCGACATCGGCGATCCCCGACTACTCAACCCTCAAATCGGCTGTTGAAGATTGGCTCGATCGCGCCGACCTCAATCCGAAAATCCCGATGTTCGTGCAGATGGCGGAAGCTATGTTCAACCGCGAACTTCGCACGCCGGAAATGGAGAAGGAAGTCACCTTCACCACTTCGACCGAGGAGGCCGCCCTTCCGTCAGATTATCTCGCGATGCGCAACCTCTACGTCGAGGGTTCGCCAGACCTCCCCCTGCGCGGCATGGCCCCCACGGCCATTCGGCAGGAGTTTGACGGAACCACCGGCACTCCCGTTGCCTACTGCCTTGTTAATGGCGGTCTAACTCTGATTCCGCCGCCATCCTCCATCACGACGCTGACAATGACATATTTTGCGAGAATAGAGGCATTGTCAGACGCCTCTCCGTCGAACTGGCTGCTCGAGAAGCATCCCGACGCCTACCTTTATGCGACACTGTTCAATGCGGAAATCTACCTCGATAACGCGACCCGCGCCGGACAG